CTGGGAATCACCACAAACACAACTTCGCGTTAATGTATTAACATCTGGCGAAATTGAAATCAACCTTTACGGCTATTTAGCAATTTACCTTGCTAAGTCAGGTAAGGGCGTTCGTAAGTTCAACCTTACTTAATAGGTTACTAAGTCGCTCTAGGGGGTCAGTAGCCCTCTGACTCCCTAGAGTCTTTAGAAAGGAAATCATGGCATTAACTACAGTCGCAGAACTCCGTAGCACTCTCGGAGTCGGTACGCTGTACCCAGATGCCACTTTGCAGGAAGTGTGTGACGCTACAGACGCAGTCCTACTTCCAATGCTCTGGAAGCCGCAATGGTTCGCAGTAGCGCATAGCAACATAGTAAGCGAAGGCACTCTTTACTTTGACATTCCTGTAACAGACATTTTCTATGTTGGGCAAGTTTTGACCATTGCTAATTCAGGTACTAAATACAACGGATCTAAGACTGTTCTGACTGTTGGCGAGTATTCAATCTCAGTAACTACCACCCACACAGTTGCACAACCTAAGCATCCTATTGAACCATTTGGCACAGTAACAGCTGAGACTTATACAGACTGGACTACCGATATGGCAATCCAGCAAGCAGCTTTGATGGTATCTGTTGAAATCTGGCAAGCAAGAACCGCGACACTCTCAGGTTCTAACTTGGTCGATTTCCAGCCTTCCCCGTACAGGATGTCAGCGCAACTCTTGGCCAAAGTACGGGGATTGATTTCTCATGCGCTCGCGCCGACCAGCATGGTGGGATAAATGCCAACACCAGCAATAACTACCCTTAGAACTACTTTAGCAACTGCCTTAGTTGATAACACTAGATGGCAGACTTTTGCATTTCCACCTGCCACAGTCTTGGCCAATTCAGTTATTGTTAGTCCAGATAATCCTTACTTGACTCCAAATAATAATTCACAAATTTCAATTAGTCCTTTTGCTAACTTCAAGCTCATCATAACGACCGCGCTCTTCGATAACGAAGGTAATTTGAATGGCATAGAAGATTTTGTAGTTCGAGTGTTTAACCTTCTCGCTGCATCTTCTTTGACCTATAATGTAAGTGCAATTAGCGCACCTAGCGTTCTCAATGCTGCATCGGGAGACCTTCTCAGCTGCGAGATGTCCGTATCAATCCTAACAAGTTGGAGTTAATCATGTCCGATAACGACAAAGCAAACGCAGAATGGCTCGTGCGAATCGGTCAAACTGCAACAGCACCAAAACCAGTCACTAAGAAAGATGAGGAATAATCATGGCACAGGGAATAGTAAATAAGGTTGGATTCAAGGTTGGCACAACAGACCCTGCCTCAATCGATCTTAGCGCGTATGTAACAAGCTTCACACTAACTCGTTCTGCAGATCAGATTGAGACAACCGCAATGGGCGATACTGGCCATCGTTATGTGGCTGGGCTAGAAAATAATCAGCTAGTTGTGGAACTAATCAATGATGATGCAGCAACTGCTGTACTTCAGACAATGAATACACTTTTCAAGTCCAATGCTTATTTCAAGTGTGCGCTTGACAAATCATCTACAGGATCAGCAGCCAATCCATTTTACAGTGGTCTAATCTTGGTAGATTCAATTACTCCTATTGCAGGAGATGTAGCGAGCTTAGGAATGCAGTCTTTGACTTTTCAGGTCTCAGGTGCAATCACAGTAGCAACAACAGGCACATTCTAATCAACTAAACAAAGGGGCAAATCATGGCACAGTTAAAAATTACATTTACAGATGGAAAAGTAGTGCAAGGGGAAATCACACCTCTCATCGAATACATATTCGAGCAGCATTACAAGATGGGGTTTCACAAGGCCTTCCGTGAGGAAGAACTTCAGACCCAAGTGTATTTTTTGTCTCATGAAGTTTGTAAGCGGCTAGGTGAGCCAGTTGATGCAAGGTTAGAGACTTTTATCGGCACTCTAAAAAGTGTTGAGGTATTAGACTCAGACCCTTTAGCTTAAAGCGAGATTTGCCTTTCACCTACCTCATCGCTCGATTGAGCATAAGGTTGCAAATCCCGCCACAGCAGTTACTTGAGTTAGATCCAATAATGCTCCAAGCCTTGTTGCAGGGTCTTAAAGATGAAGCGAAGGAGATAAGCGATGGCAGTAGAAGTAAAGGGCGTACTCGCACTCCGTAAGGCTCTTAATGCCTATGCTCCAGATTTGGCTAAAGAACTAACTGCTGAGATTACAAAGTCTCTGAAAGTTATTCAAAAGGATGCCAGAGGGTTTGTACCTAACAGAGCTCCAGGTGGTTTGTACAATTGGGATGATAATGCCCAGAACAAGCAGATTACTGCTAGGACTTCCATGTTTAGAACTTTCAATGTAGAAGGTCGCTTACGCCCGTTTCCATTGTACAACGCAACTGAAATCAAGCGCGGCATTGTGTATCGTACAGGTTACGGCAAGCCTAACTCTAAGGGCTTTCGCTCCCTGTTTCGGGTAAGAAATGTTTCAGCAGCAGGTGCAATATATGAGACTGCTGGTCGCACTCATCCTAACGGAGATCCAAGAAGCAAATCTAATAACCCTAGAGCTGGTGCTAGGTTCGTACAACAAGGTGCTATTTATGGTCGCAAGTCTAGTTCTGGAGATATGCGGGGTCGTGTGATATTTCGCGCTTGGGAACAAGATCAAGGAAAACAATTGGTTTATATTATGCAGGCTATTGAAAACGCTAGAGTCAATCTCAACAAGCGAGCAACTGTGAGCAGTACAAAGGCATCAGCATGAGTAACATCCTAATTGAGATTCTTGCCGAATTTACAGGCAAGAAAGCATTTAAGCAGGCGGATACAGCGGCAGCGACACTTGCTAAATCAGCTAAGAAATTAGGTGCAGCACTAGGTATTGCCTTTAGTGCTAGAGCTGTTGTTCAATATACCAAAGCAGCGTCCATTGCCGCTGCTCAAGACCAGAAGGCTCAGCAACTATTAGCAATCAATTTGAAGAATCTTGGTCTTGCTTATGCCAATTTAGATTCTGAAAAATTCATAGCAACCCTTGAAAGTCAGTCGGCAATTCTAGATGATGAGTTAAGACCAGCATACGCTCAATTGGCTCGCGTTACAGGTTCAATTGCTACTACTCAAAAACTAATGACAGTTGCATTTGATGCATCCAATGGCTCTGGTTTATCTTACGCATCAACTATAGATATTCTTTCACAGGCTTTTGTTGGCAATCAAAAAGGATTGAAACAATTAAATCTAGGCTATACTGCTGCTGAATTAAAAGCTAAGTCCTTCGATGAACTCATTGCAATCATTACAGATAGATTTGCAGGAGCAGGTAAGACAGCACTTTCTGGCTATGCAGGTCAAATGGCTAAACTTAATGTCGCTACTTCAAATGCATCAGAAACTTTAGGCGGAGCATTTTTAGATGCTTTCAAAAGCATTGCTGGTGGCGGGGATATAGATCGAGCAACCAGCAAGATAGATAAATTTTCAGAAGGATTAGCTGGAGTAATCAGAGTTCTAACAGGTGTCAATAGTCTAGAGGCTATGCTTAAAGATGTTGAATGGACTGGCTTTTTAGGTTTAGTTCCTGTCGCACCTAAAATTGCAGGAGCACAATCTCCAGGAGAGCGTAAAGCAATTGATGCGGCTGCAAAGAAAGCCGAAGAACAACGATTAAAAATCATGAGAGAGCAAGCAAAGCTTTCAGCCAAGATTCTTGCTGATAAGAAACTATCTGCGGCTATTGATAAAGCCAACTTAGCACTTAATAAAGGCACTGATATATTTGATATGGACAAAATCCAGCTCAATGCCGCCATGATTAATCAAGCTGAACAATTAGGTAAAGTAACATCTCAATCGCAGCTTTTGTTAATTGCCAGTGATACTGCTCGCTTAAAAATTAAGCAAGACATACTTGCCCTTGAAGATGCTATTGCTTCTAAAGATACTGCTCGCATAGAAGCTGCTACAAAGCAACTTAATGAAGATCTTAAAATCTTAGGAGCATTACAAAAACAGGACATTAAACTTGCTGACATTAAATCTATTTTGGATAAAATTATACCTAAAGACTTAATCAATCTTGCCAACCTTGATGCTGCTATTGCTAAATTGATTGCCATGAGCAAGCTAACAGGCCAACCTACAACAAGCGGTGTTAGTACAAGCACAAAAGGGGTTAGTCCTTCTGGTATCCCTGTTAATGATTTTGTGCCTACTATTCCTACACAAGGAGTCTCTATAGAGGCAATCCTTGAATTTGCAGATGCAGCCATAACAAGAGCTAATGCAATGGCTGACTTACTCGATGCACAGAATGCAGCAGATGCAGCAGCATTTGCTAATAGTTCTTTGTATGCTTTTAATGTAACCATTAACACTGGTGTGGGAGATCCTAACGCTATTGCAGAGACCCTTGACCAGTATCTTCAAGGTGCAGTCGATCGTGGCACTCTAAGGCTTCGCTAATGGCTTGGCTTCCAGAATGGCGAATTACAGTAGGTGATGATGTCTATACGACTGTCACCTCTGTTTCTTTTGCTTCTGGTCGTTTAGACATTGATAGACAAGCTACTGCTGGCTACTGCCAAGTCCAGATTATCAATACTACTGGTGCAGATTTTACAATCAATGTAACAGAATCAATTACTTTAGAAGTAAAGAATACTAGCGGTACTTATGTCACTGTATTTGGTGGCGAAGTTTCAGACTTTAGTGTTGGTGTTAGAAGTCCAAATGAGACTGGCTTTATTACTACTGGCACAATTTTAGGTATTGGAGCACTGGCTAAACTGACTAAGGCGGTCTATAACACTGCCCTAGCAGAAGGCTTAGATGGCGCACAGATTGAAGCCATTCTTGGTGCAGCTCTTAATCTTACTTGGGCTGAAGTTACCCCTACTGTGACTTGGGATACATACCCACCAACTGTTACATGGGCTGAAGCCGAGACTTATATTGGCACTATTGATTCAGGCTTTTACACAATGATTGCACTAGCAGCTAGTGCATCTGCTAAGTCTCAAACTCTTGCAGACCAGATTGCCACTAGCGCACTAGGCACTGTCTATGAGGAGAAGGATGGGGATGTTAGTTATGACGATGCAGACCATCGATCTAACTACCTTGCCACTAATGGCTTTACTAACCTTGATGGTGCTTATGCAACTCCTAGCAGTATCCAGTCTCAGACCCAGATTGCCCGCATCCGCAACAGCCTTATCTATCGCTACTCCACAGCCTATGGCTCGACCTACAGTACCTCTGATAGCGACTCTATAGCCTCTTACGGCCTCTTTGAGCGTTCAGTCGATTCCAACATTAAGAACCTTCTAGACATCACTGACATTGCCTCTAGAGAGTTAAACCTACGCAAGAACCCTAGAGCCTCTTTGGGAGCAATTACCTTTAGACTTGATAACCCAGACATGCCCAGCGCAATGCTTGACTCACTTATTGGCGTGTTCTTTGGCCAGCCTGTCTTAATTACTAACCTGCCCACTAACTTGTTCGGTGGGTCATTCGATGGCTTTGTGGAGAATGTGGCCTTGCGAGCAACACCTAGCTTTACAGAGATTACCCTCTACATTTCAGCAACAGACTTCTCACTCTCCACTACACAGTGGGAAACAGTATTGCCTGCCGCACTCGTATGGACAGGCGTGAATGCTATACTAACTTGGACTAACGCGACTGGAGCACTAACCTAATGGCAACTACTACACCTAACTTCGGTTGGACTGTTCCGACCTCATCTGATCTAGTCAAGAATGGCGCAACCGCCATCGAGACACTAGGCGACTCTGTTGATGCATCCTTCGCAGGTCTGACAGTCAATGCCCAGACTAGCACTACTTACACAGCAGTCAAGGCCGATGGTCTTAATGCCATCGTCACGATGGACAATGCTTCTGCTAACACTTTCCGCATCCCTACAGATGCGACATACGCTTTCCCTACTGGCACTACCTTGCTGGTCTATCAGAAGGGTGCAGGAGTAACTACCATCAATGCTGTTACCTCTGGTACTACTACTGTGGTCAGTGCGGGTGCAGTCCTTGCACAGCCAGTTCTTGCTCGCTATAAGTCAGCAGCTTGCATCAAGATTGCAACAGACTCATGGATCGTAGTCGGTGGCATTGCGTAATGCTCAATCCTTTAATAGGCATCATTGCCTCTAGTGGTGGCGTAGCAGCATCTACTACCGCCTATGAGTCTATTGCTACAACTACTGTAGGTAGCGGTGGAGCAGCGTCTGTCACTTTTAGCAGCATCCCTGCTACTTATACTCATTTAGAATTGCGCTCTCTAAACAAAAATACAGGTACTAGCGCTTCACCTCAAAATGCAAACAATTTAATTAGATTTAATAGTGATACTGGTTCTAATTATGCCAGTCATAATCTTTATGGTACTGGTGCTGCTGCTGCTGTTGAAGCAAATACCAGTCAAACATCTATATTAGGTGGCAAGGGTGGTAATCTAAACGCTTCTTACACACTTTATGTAGGTTCACAAGTTACAAGTATTTTAGATTATGCAAACACAAATAAATATAAAACTGTTAGAACCTTGACTGGTGCAGATTTTAATGGTTCAGGTCAAGTATTTTTTGCTAGCGGTTTATGGATGAATACAAATGCAATAACCACAATTACAATTACAAATGATGCAGGTAATCTTGCCGAGTATTCATCCTTCGCCCTATACGGAATTAAGGGAGCATAACAATGGCTGCAGGTTCTACATACACTCCCTTAGCAACTACTACTTTAGGTAGTACTGCCGCCGATGTTACTTTTTCATCTATTTCAGGATCTTACACAGATTTAGTATTAGTAGTTAATGCTCGATCTAACTGGACTACAGATGAGTATGAAGGCTTGGGAGTGCAGTTCAACTCAGATACAGGCTCAAATTATTCTTACACAGTTTTAGCTGGTAACGGTTCAGCCGCATCTTCTTTTAGAGGTTCTAGCCAATCAAAAATAGAAGGCAGACTTAATCCTTCTTATTCATCAAACACTTCTCCATCTGCAAACATCTTGCAGATACAAAATTATTCTAATACTACGACTTATAAAACTATGTTAATGCGAACAAACTCTAGTGTCGAGTATTACAAAGTGACGGCAATCGTAGGACTATGGCGTTCAACCTCTGCCATTACTGCGATTAAATTGTTTCCAACAGAATCAGGCGCGCAGTTTGTTACTGGCTCAACCTTCACACTCTATGGAATCGCGGCTGCATAATGCCTAATACATATACTTTAATTGCATCTAGTACTGTTGGTAGTGGTGGCACTGCCTCTGTTACTTTTAGCTCTATTGCTGCTACCTATACAGACCTAGTTGTTAAAATCAGTAGCAGAGAAGAAAGCGAATCAAATACTGAAATGCGTATGCGTATAAACGGAAACACGAGTAGCATTTACAGCACAAGGGAATTACGCGGAACAGGTTCAACCGCTGCCAGTTTTACTTTAAGCGGCACTCTTGCAGTTGCAGGAAGGCAAAATACTGCTGCTTCTACGGGAAGCACTTTTGGGAACTTTGAAATATATTTACCTAATTATGCAAACACTTCATATAACAAAAGTTTTTCAAGCGATTCGGTTACAGAAAACAATGCTACAACTGCTTATACAAGTTTTGTAGCAGGTTTATTTTCTAGCACTTCTGCTATTACAAGTCTAAGTTTCTTCTGCGAAGTAGGAGATTTAGCCCAATACTCAACCTTTTACCTCTACGGAATTACAAACTCATAAGGAGAAACAATGACTACAGCAATCGAAATCAACTGCACAACAGGCGAAGTCCTAGAGCGCGAATTAACTGCTGATGAATTGGCTCAGCGTGAAGTTGATGCTAAGGCTTATGCTGACAAGGAAGCAGCCGATGAAGCAGACAAAGCAGCTAAGGCTGTAGAGAAGGCTGCACTCCTAGCCAAGCTAGGCATTACTGCCGATGAAGCGGCTCTTTTACTTGGATGAAGCTAAGACTTTCTAAAGCTGCAATCCAGTTAAGAGAGCAGTTAGATGATTCCTTCCCAGATCGTGATAGGGCATCGGATGGTTGGGTCGGTGA